ATGAGACATTAAATTCTTATTTTGATAATGAAAAAGAGTATAATCCAAGTTATGCATGTCAAATTTCAAGGTGTATTGAAAATGTTTGTGATCAAATTTTGCCTAAGCAAATACGCATGTGGGACTGGGAAACAATAGTTAAGCACTTAGACCTGTCAACATCTGCGGGCGCTGGACACCGCGGAATGAGGAAACACGATGTACTCGATGTTGATCAGCATTTCGAAAGATTTTCCGCGTATTATAATGTATGGCATCATTCTCCATATGATGTTGTACCGTGTAAGCTGGCGACTAAAGCCAAATTACACAACATAGGTGATGAGAAGGTTCGGACCATCTGGGTTTATCCCTTAGAACAGGTCATGTTAGAATCTACTATAGCATTACCTATTTATGACGAGCTCAAGTCTATACGCGGTAAAGGAGTAGGAACGCATCTAATGTTTGGTGAAGATACTTTGTTCAAATTATCAGTATTGTCACGCAACGAACGATACTGGCTCTCACTTGATTGGCAAAAATTTGATCAGCATGTACCGAGTTATATGCTACGTAAAATACTGTCGAATATCTTTTCTCGTGTGGTTGGATGGGCAGGAACGCGCCGGTTCATGTCAGGCCCAGAAAACGGTAATAAATTTGAGAAAGATTGTAATCGCATAAAGGCGTATTTTATCAAAACACCTATGATGTACCCCGATGGTACTATACATTATAAGAAGTTTGGCATTCCGTCTGGCTCACCATTCACGTCAATTGTGGGCTCTATAGCCAATGCTGCGGTTATAATGTTTTGCATGCAGGCTCTACATATGTCAGTTGCGGATTGGTTTGTATTGGGAGACGACTCACTCATAGTCTTACATCAAAAACCATCTGTGTCAATACTACAAGACATAAAAGCATTATCACTTGTTGCTTGCGGTTTTATATTATCCGAGGACAAATGTGCTATGCCTGAGGATAAAGTGCATGTTCGTGGCATGCTAGTTCATAATAATAATCTGAAATTTGTGGGATACGAATTCTCACAAGGGACACAAGTCATTGATTTTCGTAAGTTACATGATCGTATCGTGCTATCAAGTAAGAAGCTAA